TAGCTTCCAAAAGCAAAACCTCATACAATTTATCTAAGATTTCGTATGAAACATCGTTTTCAAAGCAATATTTTTCCAGGTCCCATGAATTTCCCCCGGTGGAATCCTTGATAAATTGCTCTATAATCTCTTTTGCTCGACTAGTGAGCATCAATCCATACTTGATATCTTTTTCTCGCTCTATGGCTACTTGACAAGCCTGCACGTATGCTTCAATAGCATCTTCGTCAATGCCATTTTGCTTTATGTAATTTTCATATTCTTGGATTCTTTGCCGCAATTCGGCTGACATAAAGATACACCTCCACAGAAAGCGGAAGTGTGTTTACTTCCGCCTATAATTTTTTTAGGTTAGCGGCTGAATCTATTTTCAGTCGGTTAATTTTTTATTTTCATTTTTCAATAATTTTTACAGTATCTTGTATACCATAGTAAATTATGTACCTTTTTCCGTCTTCACTTTCAAACTTGATGTAATTATCGGTATGATCGCTTTCTACATCAATTTTCCCTTGATAGTGAAAAACTTCTCTACCATCTTCCGTGGTAATTGTAATTTCTCGCTCAATACCATTTGAAAGGTTTGACCGAAAATCTTTCATTCCTCTGATTCCGCTTGCGGTTGATGTGTTGTACCAGTGTAAAAAAATAGCAAGCAAAACAGTAACAACAACTGTACTAAAAACAATTACCAAGCCAGCAATTCTAGTGTCTTTATCTGCCAAAAACACAAGACTTATACCAACACCAATCAAAATTAAAAACACTAAAACTACCCATTGTGCTATTGTAAACATAACTATAATCTCCTTAATAATTTGATGCTTCATTGCAACAAACCGGATGTAATTTATCAAGAAGTTCATCGTATTTTTCAATTACACAATTTGCCGGGACTGCATAGTTTTTGATTCCATATGCCAAGACTGTTTCTCTTTCAATCTGGCATTCGCTCCATTGGTAACTCTCATTGATTCCAATAAACACATCTGCTTCTGACAACTTTTTCAGGCTTTCACCAAGATACCAAATTGCCTGATTGTTGTTTTGCGGTGGGTTATCCTCTATGTAACTGTCAATCAGTTCTAGTTCTTCGCCCTCGTAGATTTCAGCAATCTTTTTCATCTTCTGTATACTTGCTTTGATTTCCTCTTCTGTTCTGCCTTTCATAGGCACGCT